GCTTTAAGTAACTCAAAAGATTTCTCAAGTAGAGGATCAGTAACCCACATAAACAATATACAATCCACATCAGCAATATCGTTAATATTAAGACCCAATAGATCATCAAATTCCATACATGGATAATGTTTTGTAGCATTTCTATCTTCTCCTTTTTTTGAATAGCTTTTGAAGTACCAGGGAGGATCGGCGTAGATGATTTTGTACTTCTTATTAATTAAAATCTTAGTCATGTTTGTTAAACCTTAAACTTTGCATTTGTTGACTAAGTTGATCCAATGTCATCCCTGTAGTTTTTTGACAAAAATGTTCGGCGCAATAATCTTTACCTTGCTCAACCACATCAGCTTTTTTTTTGCACTTACAACAAACTCTTTGGTCGCCATAAATATTTAAATTATTAATTCCACTTGCCATCTTTTAAAATTTCTATTGGGGTTAAAATATCTTTAGGGATGTAATGGCATTTGGGTCGGCCATTACCTAAATTTGTTAAATATTTATTTGTACCTAAAACAAAACTACTATTAATAAATCCACACACTTCATAGATTGGTGATTTATCAATCACTAAAATATAAATTTCGTTAGGTTTAGCTCCTTTAGGTCTAATGATTAAACCATTATTTTCTTTAGGCATTTGACAACGAACTTGTAAATGCAAATCATGAAATATAAGATCAGGGTTGTTGCCATGATTAACATGGTAAGTAAATTCTATATCAAGCAATTTAGAACAAGCTAATTCTGCAGCGCTCCCACTTATTGATCTTGCAATCTTTTCATTCAAAGAACTTTTATATCCATGACCCCACTCTTGATTTAATCGCATTGACTCAAAGACTCTAGTCAATCCATTGTTAGCACTTGCCATTAACTCATATAAATCTAATGAAACTTGTTTCATCTAAGCCAATCCCCTTGCTGGTCCTTACAAAAAGAAGCTACAATTTGTTTATTATTGTAAATATAAAATCCCCAAACTTGGTTATTACCCTCATTAAAATTTGGGTTGTCTTGCCAAATAGCTTTGGTCTTGAAAGCATCATCACAATTTGTATAATTTTTAATTTCAATTTTTTCGTAAATTAAATTTGGATGGCTAAACAAAACTAAAATTAAAAAGGTTTTCATTTTGTGATGCACCTTTTTATTAATGAAACTAATTTTGGATTTTGAATAAAGACCTTAGAGAACTCACTACCAATGAAAGTAGCGATCCCCTCCTCACCTAAATTTTTTAATCGAATCGATGATTTGTTGGCTATGAAATGCGCTATTTCATGGAGTAATGTATCTAAATAAGTGAATTTTCCTAAATTTTCTTGAATCGCTATGATAGATTCGTTTGGATCATAGTACCCCCAAATATTCTCTTTTTTGGCTTGTTTCCTAGTTAATTTGACTATCTTGGCTTTATGATTTTTGTATCTAATCTCTAAAATAGTCATAAACGATAATATTGTTATAACTAAATATAATTATGTTGCAATTATTATTTGTTATAATATACCTATAACAACATGATAATAGACAATATTAAAGGAGAGTGCTATGTTATTTAATAACAATAAAGATAATATGTTTCAAAAAGATAAATTAGAAAATTTATTGAAAGTACATAATGTATCAAGAGATCAAATTCTAAGAGATACGTTAGGAAAGAACCCTAAAGACTTTTCAAATTGGAAAGTTAAATGGTCAAGATTAATTAATAAAAAAGAAGAAGATCCAGGTAACTTTGGATTGTTAGAATTATCCGAACTTTTGTCAAAATATTTTAACAGTAAAGCTGATATTACTCAAAATATTCTTGCAAACACCCATTTTATTACAAGAGATACAATAATAAATGGTATTGGTGAACTTCAAAAAAATGGTCAAGTAAGAATTTATCAAAAAAAAGAAACAAAAAAATTAAATGTGATTGAAAAATGGAAAAATTATCAATTTTTATATATGCGATTTGGCTCATTAACAGGGTCAGTTAGATATTTTCAACCTTTAAATGGTGTAGAGAGTGATGCCGTTTATGGATTATCTATAAGTAGAGAGAAGAAAACAAAAAAACTTTATGTTGGTTATTTAGAACCAACCGATAATGGTAACTATGACATTGTTGATAAATCTACCATAAGCGATGATAAAATAAATGTCATCGCAAAAATCGTAAGCGTTTAATCTTCATCAAGATTTATAGCTGCTAACTATCCTAATGATAATCAATGGCGATAATCTTTGTTATAAATAATCTATAATAGTGTTGCAATTTTTTTATAATATCGTTATAAGTTTTGTATATGACGAATCGACCAAGACAAATTGGAGAATGTTATACAAAATTTGGCCTAAAACACACATCTAAGAGCCAAAACACAATCCCTGACGACATCCGTTTCCGAAATTACATAGTCCTAACTCCAAAAGAAAAAATGAATCTACCATCTAATAGTTCATTTACAGGGGGTACTATTGCTCATGAGGTTGTGCAAATGGCTTTGTGTGAAAACAAAACTATTGAGGAAATCTTAGAATGATTAAAAAAATACAAGAGAGAATAGATAATTTTAAAGGAACTGATGAAAAAGATAAAATTAAATTTGAGCATATTATCAAAAATATGGGTGCTATTTCAAGCAATCATTTAAAAAATATTGCAACTTTACCAAAGCAAAAATGGGAAGATGAAAAAGAATATACCCATTGGGATGATAGAATTAAAACTTATTTTTTATGTTATGTAGATTTAATTGGTGAGACTCATTTTGGAGATATAAAAAATGTATTTGGAACTTTAGTAAAAACTAAAAGTGGATATTCATATACAAAAAAGAAAACACCAAAAGTACCGTTCCATAGCGATTGTTTGCAAATAGCTTTGTACTCTAAGGTATTGCCAACACATACACCTTTTTTAACTTATGCTAGTGATAGTGATTATACAATCTTCACCCCTGACAATTGCATAGAACTAAGTAAAGAAAATCTTGAACATTATTATGATGAATTAGTTTTATATCAAAAATGTTGGGAGACTAAATTAGAATTAGCCAATGGTGATATTAAAACTTTAGCAAAACTTTGTAAGCCTGACTTTAGTGAAATAAGAAAAAATGGTTTTTGGTGGAAAGGTATATCACCTGACATCATTAAAAGATTTAAAGGATACTATGAATGATCAAGGAATAATTAAACCATTAAGACAAAGGATAAAAGATTTAGAAGTAATTAATTTGGCTCATCAAAAAAAGAATGGCCAATTAAGAGTAGAAATTCAAGACAAAGATAAAAAAATTAAAGAGTTAGAAGAACAAATAAAAAACCCAACAAAAAAATTGAGAGAGGTAGGACAACTATGAGTAAAGAAAAAACATTGGAGAGCGCAATACAACAATTTAGAGATAATATTAAACAAAGCGACTATGTAAAGTTAGGTGCTAAAGGTGAATATTTAACAGTACCTTATCGTATTAAGTTCGTTAGAGAATATTTTGGAAATAGATTACAAATTTTAACTTTTAGTAGTGAACTAGAAAATGGCTCTACAAAATTTAGAGCAAGTGTATTTTTAGATGGTAAAGAATTAAGTGTTGGTGAATCTAAAATGATGGTCAATAGAGACAAAGAATTTGAGAAGTCTCAGACAGTTAGTATTGGTAGAGCATTATCTATACTTGGATTTATGGGTAATGAAATTGCAACAGCAGAGGAGATAGAGGATTTTATTAAAGATACTAAACCTATTAAAGTTAGTAAGGACAAAACTTTTGAAAATGGACATAAGGTTAATTATCCAAAAGATGAGCCAATCATAGAAAAAAAACAAATTAGTAAAAAATTTAATACTCAAGAATTTGCTAAAGAATGGATGGAGAAGCTAAGAAAACAAGCCGAACTATCAACAACTGTAAATAAATTTGAACAAGGGATTCAAGTTTTGGGTAAAGAGTACACCAATGAATTAGAACAACTTTATCTTGATCCAATTGAGGATGTGAGAGTTGCTAATGAATACAACAAACTAAAATCACAAATACAAGGAAGAAAACCTAATGGACAATAAATACGATAATCAAATAGCTTTGTGGAAACGTCAACCAAGAGACACAGATAAACCTGGAACTAAATATCCACACTACACTGGCAAAGCCTCAATTAATGGTACGCCTAAACAAGCTGCAGCTTGGTTGAATACGGATAAACAAAAAGACACTCAACCTGACATAAGTATTAAGTTAAGCGATCCCCAAACTAAAGAGGAGACACCCTTTTAATGGATAACGAAAGCGTCAATCCACAACACTACAAGAAAGCCATCCAAACTTGCGATGCGATTATGAGTCAACAAACTCATGAAGAAAATATTGGTTACTTAAAGGGTGCTGGTCTAAAGCACCTTTTTCGCTTTGGTGAAAAGCATGGAACATCAATAGATAGCATCATCATGGATTTAGAAAAGTGTCTTTGGTATTTAAAAAAATTATTAAATTATCTCAAGGCTCTTAAAGAAGATGGCAACGATATAAACCAAACACAAGAAAACGTAACTAACTTATTTAAGGAAAAAGAATGAAGAATGGACATATATATTTATCGGCTATCAAGTTAGACGTTCTTAAATTTATTAAAAAATTTATTAAAGAACATGAGTATAGCCCAACATACTTAGAGATTGGGCGCAAATTCAGATTCTCTAGGGCCAGAGCTGGTGCGATTATATCAGAACTATACAAGTTAAACTTGATTAGCAAAAGCGATCAAGCGCAACGAAACATCGAACTTAGTGATGATCAACTAGAAAAAATATCAATGCTTAAAGTTAATAAAAGCTATTCAACAATGGATTTTAGAAGATGAGTGATGAAGTAATCAAAGAAAGTTTTTACGAAATTCAAACTAAGTTTGAAGAAAAATTTGATAACACAGAATTAGCTGTGAAATCAAATAAGCCAAGTGAAACGGCTAAGTTAAACGTCTTAGATATAAAGTTTGAAAAATCTAGGATTAAACCAATAAAGGAAACTAATAAGGATGAGCAAAAGTAATAGTCTATTACGAAGATATGACAAACTTAATAAGCTTCATGGTGAAATCATGCAAAAGCCTATCAATAACAAAAGGCAGTGCATCCACTCACTTAAAGCTTTTAAGAAGTATATTAAAACGTATAGACAAATCGTTTGTGTTGAAAATGAAGACTCTAAATTCATTCATGCCCAAACTTAATTACTAACTAACTTAAAAGTTGAAAAAAACTACTAGGATAGGAGTCCGCCTAAACAAAGGAGAAAGAGAATGGAAAAAAAGAAATACAAAATAAAATCAAGAACACCTTTAGATATTAAATTAAATAGAATTATTGGTGATAAGATTAAAGAAGCAAGACTCAATAGAGAAATATTTATTCATGTTCCACAAACTGAAACAACAGCTGGTCATACAATAAAGAGACATAGAGAATGTACTCAAACTGAATTAGCAAAAGCAATCGGAGTTACGTTTCAGCAAGTTCAAAAATATGAAAGTGGAAAAAATGGAACATCAAGCATAAGGCTAGTACAAATTAGCGAATTTTTTAACAAGCCACTAAATTATTTTACAAGTGGCGTAAAAGAATTGATAGGTCAAGTTAAACCACCTATTAATAATTCCTCAACTATTGCTCCCTCTTTAGTTGTTAATAAAGAGGAATTGAAAATGAGTGTTTAACATTTAATGTGAAGAACAACTAAAACTTGTTCTTTTATTTTGTTGTGTGAAACTAGAGAGGGGTTTTGATTTATTCCCCTCTCTTTTTTTTTATGTATTTTGTAATTTGGAAGCCTAAAGATAAATTTACTAGCTTTAGTAATGTACTATTCGCATTGGAAAAAGACGCTAGAGAGTTTGCTAAAAAAAGTGTTAAACGAAAAATAGAATGGGATGTAGTTCTCTATAATAATGAGAACTACGATAAGTATTGGTACAAATAATTAATTACTAATTAAATAATAAGTAAGTGCCACTAACTCTATAATAATAATAGCTTCTAACATTTAAATATTAAAATGTTTCTCTTGATAATCAGTGTGAACTATTTCTTGATTATTATTTTTGTATGGCTTGATGTAAGTCTCCGATACAAAATCAATGGATTTATCTCCTAAAGCTTTGGCCAAATCTATAGCGTTAGTATATTTTGAGGTGTAAGCCCAAAAACTAGCCGTAAAATGGCGAAAGAAGTACCCTTTCCGATCAATCGGTAGTGTTACTCCATTAATTTTTAAAGCCTTGTCTATACCCCTTGAAATTGCCTCTAAACGTAGAGGAGAGCCAACATTGTCTAAAAATAGGTGTTCCTGGTCCATAGGAAGCGTTTTAACGTAGTTATTGATCTCATTCCTTAATTGGGTCGTAATTACTAATTGTCTATGGCCATTAATGGTTTTTGTATCACCAATCTTTTTAGTACCACACTTCATAGCTTTATTTATGTTGATCATAGGGGGTAAATTAG